CGTGCCACGTTGATACGATCCAATGCACTGGTTATGCTGGTTGTAGTCTTGTTACCAAAGTTGGTGATACCCACACCTGGAACGAAGGTAATTGGGTTTACACGGTTTGTATACAAAACATCACGTAGGCCTTGATTTACACCAAGAGTTGTGAACTCGCCTGTGACCGCGTCAACATAACCAATTTGTGCAGCATTGTCAACTACACCGCGACGTGTACCAGCTGGGGCCAACCATGGATATGCTACTTCATCGCTACGGATGATTGTGCGTACCATCATGTGACTTGGTGGCTGTACTACTGGGTTACCTGACAAGTCTGTTGTCTGGCAACTTGGATAGAAAGCACCTGCATAAGCATCGCCAATCAACAAGCCGTCCTGTGTTGCTAGACCTAGGCCATTGTTGTTTGTTGCCCAAGTTACAATTTCGTCTGGTGTCAAGCGCAATGGTGTGTCAACAACTGTAAACGCTGTGTCGCCACGCTCGTTGTTGAGTGCAACCATGTTTGGTGCCAATTCTGGATACTGTGGGCAAGCAATCAAGTTAAACTGATTGATTTCTTCACGGATCTGTACACTTGTATCAATACCAGCTTTGAGTGCTTCAACAATCAAAGCACGTTGAGCTTGACGACCCATGTATGGGCTACCGTCGTTGCGATTGCCGCTGGCTGTTACCCAAGCATTAGTTTCTGTAGGCAATACACTGTCTGGGAAACTAGTACTGTTGAAGTAATCAGCTTGGAAGCTCTTGACGTTAAATCCTGAACGACGTGTGTTAAACAACAATGTACCTTGTGGATACAGCGCAGGATCAGGAGCGTCTAAATCTAAGTAATCACTGACCAACAAACTTTCAATTGTTGGGAATGCATCTGACACAGGATTAGTTGTGCCGTTTGGAGCCCAACGAGCATCAGCAAACAGGATACCATCACTTGTGGTTTGATCTGTGTTGTCAATTTGAACCCACTGTGAAACACCTTCAACATTGGTCCAACGACTAATTACAGGATAGTTTTCTAAATCACTTGTGTCAATCCACAAATCACCAAATTGCAACGGACTCAAACTTTCGTCATTTTGTGTGGCCGGTGCTGATGTAGAAAAAATAGGACCTGTAGCATTAGTCAATGTCAAGTTCTCGCCGCGAACGTCGTTGGTTACCATTTGATAACCCATCCATGCGCCTTCGTTTTGAATCATGATGTCGGCGTTGTTGGTAGCTGCACTGTAGTACCATAAACGACCAGTAGCTGGATCTTGATCAGGAGCTGTGCTACTTGCTGTGTAAGTAAATGTTGGTGTTGAAACCCAGTTACTTAACACCAGTGTATCTTCATCAACGCCTGTGCGTACTCCGCGAACACTAGTGTTAAATCCAGCGTCAGCCATTACAGTACCAGTACCAAGGCCAGTTACAATACTGCCGCCTTGGGTGTGTGTAAACACAAGATTACCAGCACTGTTGATACTGGCAAATACATAAGGAACGTCAGCAGCACTAACCGCAGCAACAAAATCACTGATTGTACCAGTGCCATCGATCGTTACTGTTACTGGTGTGCTGTAAGTAGCAGAACCTGCCGCAGTTGCTGACAATGTAAATGTGTCGCCTGGTGTAAATGGAGTCTCTGATCCTGTAAATGCAAGACTACCTGTGATTAGAGTTTGACCAGTGGCATACCGCTCAAAAATTTCAAATCCAGCTGTGGTCGGAACAGTTCCGTCATTTGGAGTAGGATTGATCTGTGCATAGGTTGAACCAGCAGCAATTAAGCCGCCGCCACTGCTTGGATCCAGCGCATAATTAGCTGTTGCATCGTCAGTGTAAACTGTACACCTTTGTAGTACAAATGTTCCAAGTGTGCTGTTGTATTTCTTGACACTTAAATTTGTACCAAGATTAACACTGTTGGTCTTGATCCACACAGAACCTGTTGGTTCTGGTTGTGTATCTGTGGTTCTCCAACGTGGAGCTTGATAACTTGGACCTGAGAAATAATCAGGAGCATAATATGTATTAGCAGTAATACCTAATGTTGCCAACGGAGTACCAACACCGTTAGTAATATCAATAATACCTTCGCCGCCGGTACTACCGTCAGCTGTGGCTGTACTGTCAGCATATAAACTCAACTTGCCGCCAATGTTAGCAGCATAAACGCCAGTAATGGCAGCAGTATTAATTGCTGTGGCCAATGCTGTAACTGTTGTCCATCCTGCTGGAATTGTTGTACCGTTGATAATAATAGTGTTAGAGCTAACCAAACTTGATGGCGCTAATGTGCCTTGGACTGTAGCCCATGAAGTTTTCCATTCATCACTACCAACCAATACCCAGGTGTTGTAAAGATCACTAAGAGCAGTGGCAGATGTTTGACTAGAAGTTGGGCCACCGCGCTTGTAATAAATTGGATTGTAGATATTGGTAGCAACCACAGAATAGTTACCAATACTGCCCACTGTGTTCAACGGAACTGTAGTATTTGGCTCTAAATCATTTGTATCAGTAATTACAAAAGGTTTTGAATTAGTAAATGCAGCCGTGGTTTGATTCCACTGGAAGATGCCCCAGAGGCTACTTGCAGTATCTAACCAATATGTTGCGTTTGCAGGAGCACCAGTTGGACGAACCAAAGTTGCCGTAAGTTCAGCAAGATCAATGTCTACACGTTGAACGTAACAACGGTTACTTACACCCAATGCGCTGTAGGCAGCCAACAAGCCATATTCGTTGAGCTCGTAGCCGTTGATTGGAGTACCAGTTGTAGTTTGATAGAAGAACGGAACACCGTATGTTGCGCTCAAATCACGTTGACTAGTAATTAAATATACTTTATTTGCGTTAGCGGCTAATGTGCCTGCGGCTATACCTGTGCCTGTTCCGCTAATCTTGTTTGACGCTGTGGCCAATAAAATGTATGGAACGCTGTTTGTAGCGGCTGGAATATATTGACTTTGGTCAATGATTGTGACTTCTACGCCTGGGGATACTAATGCCATGGTTAAATCCTTTTTATCTAGTATGAATATTTAGCGGTAATGACAAAAAGAACGCCAGATTGCTTCCCTTTGGCAAAGGTTTTGCATAAGTATCTGCATGGAAAGACCCATATGTCCCGCTTGTAACCAGCGTTTTTGTGCCGTAAACTATCACAAGGATGATGTCACACACTATCGTAGTCGGTGTGAATATTGTATCAAAAGAAATCGTCGAATCAAAGTGCCAGAGCCGAGATGGAAGCCTGCAGGATACAAGAAAAAACCCACATGTGATAGATGCGGGTTTCGAAGTAAGTTTGCAACACAACTAATAGTGTATCACGTGGATGGTGATCTTAACAACACAGGCCTACGCAATTTAAAAACTATTTGCCTGAACTGTGTAGAAGAAGTCAAACGTGCTGATCTTCCTTGGCGGGCTGGAGATTTAGAAGAAGATCGTTAACCTGCTGGTATAGAGCATTAAACCCTTCTTCGTTGTTGTCAATAACAGTATCAAAGTTGGTGCCAATCCAGGCAGTTTCGCTGGCGTGAACTTTGTAGGATTCGAGCTTGTTTTTGCTCATGCGCCACTCAATATTATTTTTATGCCCTTGATTTACAGTTTGAGCCAGCTCAAACCACACAGGTTCTGGGCCGCGTACAACTCTAATAACAATGCCGCCGGCATCCTTAATTGCCTTAATTTCGTTAGGAAAACGGCAATCACTAATAACAATATCGTCCCGACTATTACGAATTTTATTTTCTAAACTGGCAATCCAAATGTCGTCGTGAAACGCTTTTCTGCACACTTCTGTGCCCCAATACTGTAGCACCCAGCGTGGTGTAATTGGCTGTCCTAAACGGGTTGACCACCATGGATCTGGCTGTTCGCGCCACTCGCGGCTTTGTTTGGTGCGTCCTTCAAGCAGTTCTCGTTCCCAATTAAAAACTGCCGCCACGGCATCTTTTAAACTGTTAGCAAATGACTCTCTTCGGAATTGGTGTATGTTTACAAGGTAATCAGCAACAGTATCTTTGCCTGCTCCAATCAAGCCACAAATTCCAATGATCATTTAATTTCTTTCACGTTAAGTTGTTTTAATGTCGCTTGAAGCATGTCAATCTGTCGACGGCAATCTTCAAGTGCATGGTGACTAGTAGCTGGCTTAGGTAGCTCAGGCCACAAACTATATACCGTTCTAGCATCACGCACATTATAAAACTGCCAAGGCAAACTTTTGCCATAGCTCTTGTAAGCATGCTCAAGAATATTCATATCGTAGGTCGGGCCGTTGGCCCAAATAAATTTGTGTTGCCAGGCCAGTTTGTATAAACTGTCCAAGGCCTGATCAAGTGGTATGCGGCCTTCTTCCATGAATGCCTCAGCTTGTGCTTCGGGCTGTGTGGCCCACCAGTCTATAGTGTCTTGTTGTATGGAGCGGTTTTCTTGGCTTTCAAGAGTGATGCGGGCATAGTACTGGCGTGGGTAGTAGCCGGTGCTAAACGGATCAAAGCTCTGGGCCGCAATGGTTAAAATGGTCGCATCAGGACCGGTGCCTAAACCTTCGATATCTATCATTAATGAGCTCATGCTACAAGTATAGCACAAGAAAAAGGAAAAAGCTACAGCGTGTTAACCGATTACAAAGGTAATCGGCTGACTTCCGTCTACATAGTTTCTAAGTTCTTCAATGCAAGCAGCCATACCAGCAACTGCTTCGGCTTTCATGGCTGTGCCGTTTAGGCTGCCGCCGCCTTGTGGGCCGGCTATTGTGCCAAACTTTTCACGTGCTTCGCCAATGATATGCTTGGCATTAAAGTACATGTAATCTCGAATCCATTTACCAATCTGGAAATCTGATAGTAAATTAACTTCTGGTTTTAGGTTGTAAGTCCAAAGTAACACATTTTCGCCTGTGCCTTTTGGATCACGTATTAGTTGCAATTTTTTAGTTACAGGATTGAATGTATAGTTCATGTAAGCGCCAAACATACGTCCAGCCAGTTCAACATATTGGCTGTAAAAGTCGTAAGTGGCTAGGCCGCCGGCCACGTTAAAATTCATCAGGTACACGTTCATACTGGCTTGACTGAATGGGTCAAAATTGCTGGCAAACGGGCCAGTGCTGTCGCCAAAGGTGCGACGAAAAATTTGACGTACTGACACAATTTCTTGTGGCAGGGTATAAATGTTTACATTGGTAACCAACTCCATAAAGATATATGATTCTTCATAAGCGTTTTGAGCACGTTGACGATATGTCTGAATGGCTGCACG